GTGGTGATGTGCGTGATCTCCTCAAGCAGCAATGGGACATGATGATCGCGTTCCCGCCCTGTACCTACCTCTGTGGAAGCGGCATGCACTGGACGACTCGTGGGCTTCGCGACCCCAAGCTGACCGAAGAAGCACTCGCATTCGTTCATCTGTTACTAAATAGCGGCATCCCCCGTATAGCAATAGAGAACCCAGTCGGTGCTATCAATACACGCATTTGCAAACCGTCCCAAATGATACAGCCGTGGCAGTTTGGTGATAACGCGAGCAAGCGCACCTGTCTGTGGCTCAAGAACCTTCCACCGCTGGTTCCCACCGACATCCTGCCGCTACCCGCTTCGGGGAGGTGGGCCAATCAAACCCCTAGTGGCCAGAACAAACTCGGTCCCAGTCCAACCCGCTGGAAGGAGCGATCCAAGACCTATCCCGGCATCGCCCGCGCAATGGCCGATCAATGGGGTTCCGCTCCCCACACACCATCCAGCAATCAAACGCGATCCTAGGGCCATTTCCGCTCCAGCAATCCACATCCTCCATCCTCCATCCAACCCTATACTTCGCAATCCAGTGGGAGGGTTTCGAAAAACCGCAGCCGCAGCGGGGGGCGTCAGTCCCCCAGAGCGTCGCGGCGTTTGCGGTTTTTAACTCCCTTATTAGAGGGAGTGTAAGTCTCCCTCTAAGGGAGAGTAGCAGGGGGGATGCTAACTTTGTGGGGTGGGATGCAAAATCAACATTCCTTTACATTGACGCGGAAGCCTACACGATGCATTCTGTTCTTGCTATGAGTTATCTCGACAATGGTTCCACGCTTCGGTCGATGTTCCGACTGATGCCCCCGCAACGCCACGATGCCGACCCGGACAAGTCCGAGGTACTGGCCTACATCCGAAAGAATCTTGCCTGTGAGTTGGGTCGGGCGATCCGGGCTTTCAATTCCATGAGGAACAAGAAGTCCCAGGTCATAGTTTATGACATGGTTCATAGGCAGTGGCGTGGTTGTGACTGGGTTCCACCGGAGGATGAGGATCGGGTGTCGTTGCTCTTGAGGATGGTCAATGACCTGAAGCGTGATGTTGCGTATCTGAAGACCTCGGTGAAGAAGCATGAACGACTCATTGGCCAACTCGAAAGGAAGCGTTCGAGCAAGCGCGGTGGGGATGAGGAGCCTGAGCCGGAGCCTGAACCCGACATTGATCCCGAGGTCATGGAGGCAGAGAAAAGGGCCTCTGAAGCCCGCAAGGCTATGCAGAAGGCCCGTGCTATAATTGAGGACGAGAAGTGGAGGGATTCTATGCTCGCCGCCCTCGCTGAGGGCGATACGGCTTCTTCTCCTTCAGTTCCGCCCCAGTGAACGCGAATGGGTTGCACTCTTCCCACTGAATCCCGGTGGCTGAGTGCTGTACGTTGAGGATGGGGGATTCGAGTCCAAGCCTTGATCCCCGCTTGCAGAAGGCGAGCTGAAACCTTCTAGGCTTGAATTGGCCTACTTCATGGAGAACCGCTATCTCCCGCGCCCAGTTGGCGAGTTCGGAGGAGCCGAATCCGGCGTGGGCGAGTTCCATAGTGGTGAGTGGTTCTCCGTTCTCTTTGCGCTGAGGCTTAGAGACATGATGCATCCAGATCCAAGCGACCTTGGTCTCGTGCAGGATGGGTTGGAGCTTGTTGCGGAGGAACACGCTTACCTCGGACTGATCACTGAGATCTCCGCCGAAGTAGGAGAACAGGGGGTCTGCCACTATGAGATCCAGCTTGGATCGGTGGATGAAGCGTCGGGCGTAGGCGAGGAACTGTTCACCGGTACGAACTGTCTCGGTGCGGAACTCTAGGTTGGTGTTGAGGTGGCGCATCTGATCTCCGGTGAGGCGCATGGTATGTGTCACCCCTCGGAACGCTTCCGCGAGATCGCCCTTGTCGTTCTCTGCTTGGATGACTCCGATCTTCAATGGCTTCACCGGTTTGATGCCGAAGAAGTCGATACCGAGGCACCACCTGATGATGATCTGCATCATCAGTGATGACTTCCCAATGCCGGTGCCACCGGATATGATCATGGAGGAGCCGCGAGTGAGCCATCGATTGCCTATCAGGTTGTCGGGATCTTTCTTTGGATCAAAGTCCATGAGGTCTTTGACCGTGACGATGGTGGACTGGTCCTCATCGGTCTCCCGGTTGGTGAGCCAATCTTCCCATGATCGGGCACCCAGGTTGTTGGCCAACAGCTTCTGCTTCTGATCTCCGCGCCATGCTCCGGGGAGCCGGGAGAAGCGCGATGGATTCTTGTTCTTGGGATCGACGCCGGGGATGCTGCTGTAGATCAGATCCCTGCGGGCATCCCACTCCTTGCGATTGGGGGCATCCACCCGGACCCATGCGTGGATCGACTTGCCACCGGAATCGATGAGTACGCTGATGGGTAGGCCAGAGGAGCGGAGGAGCTGTTCCTGCTCGGCCTTGGGCTTGTCATCGAACTCCACCAGGACATGACGGTACGCGCTGACATCGTTGTCCGATCCGCTGTAGAGGCTGGGCCGGAAGGGGTTGATGCGGACGAACACCCCATCGGTGCGGTCGCTGCGGAACAGGATGGATTCGGGGTCATCGAAGCGGGCGATCCAATCCTCGATGGGCAGGAAAGACCCGGAGGTCATTGGCTTTCCGTCCTCGACCTGTTCGCAAATGCAGACCACCTCGGTGGGTGCGAAGGCGGACTGGAGGAAGCGTTGGAACTCCGAGGCTCCGGGGGCTGGTGGAACCGTGGGAGTAGGCCGCTTGAAGGTCACACGCGAGAGGTCCATGCCCGCGCTGGTGCTTTGGATCAAGTGGCCAGCGGGTTTGTCGTGGCTCCGGGAGGCTGCTTCACGGAGTTTGTGGGCCAGATCCTTGTCGGACCATGGTGGCTGGCAGGATAGGTTCCATTCGGACAGCAGGGTCATTGCGTCCCCGTATCCTAGCTGGAAGCCGTGTACAAGGCCCACGGCGGCGGTGTAGGTGGTTGAATGGCCGTTCTGTCCTGAGACGGCTGGCGGTACTTTGGCAAGCCAAAGAGCCGCTCGTTCGAGCGTTGTCATGTCGTTGATTCGTTGCTGAGTTGGACTGCGGAGGCTATGGCCTGCTTGTTATTACGAACTTGGAGTGGAATTCAGATTCGAGGCGAACGTATAGATTGTCGCCCCGGCGATATATGACTACTGGAGTTCGGAGTTCGGCCAGACGGTACTGAGCGCATCCGATGAGTTCGACGATGATTGCTGGGTTGGTTCGGTTGACGAACCAAGTTCTTGCATCTTCCATTTACGTTGTTCCTTTATTGGATAAGCGATCCATCCGTTGGCGACTCCCCACGAGATGATCCGTGGCGCATCCTCGATGAGCTTGCGATTCTCCTCGGTGAGTATGGTTCGTTCTTCTTCGGTGATCTTGGACGGCTTCTTGTTGTTTTCCAACCGTGCTTCGTACCAAGGCTGCTCGTGTCGTGGAGTCTTCATGGGTGCGATAGTTTGGCCAACATACAGTTGCAATAGTTGCCTTTGGTTGCGGCGTTACACTTTGGGTGATGCACCGGATTGGAAACGATGTGTGCTGTCAGATCCTTTGTGATGGTGACGAGTTCCAGGATGCGAGCTGACGCCTCGGCGCATAGAGCGTTGGCTGCTCCATCGACGGAGCAGATCTCGGTGGAAAGGATGTTGAGTGCGTTAACGATGTCGTGTGTTGAGGACTTGTGCATGGATCAGATTTGTTTGTGGATGATGATTCCATTTCCCTTTGCATCGGTGAGTTCCACTGACCGAACGTCTTCCAGCTTGGCCAGTGTCTTCAGCATCTCGATGGGGTCATGGGCTTGTGCTACGCAGGTGAGGTGGATGTCTCCATCTCCGTGGATGACCTTGAGGTTGTCTTTGGTTCGATCCCTTAAAACGCGGATGGTCCGCCCCTCGGAGAGACGGACCACCTTGATCGATTCCACTAATGGAAACGAATGTCTGGTCATATTAACTTGTTGCAGTGCGGACAGGTTTTGATTTTACGGAATTCGATTGGCTGAATCCCGGCCCACGCACAGAGATCGTGGTAACTTCGCAGACCGAAGTTCTTGTACTTGAACGGTCGAACGTCCCCGGACTTGATCATTGTGATGAGTGTCACGGGGTTGTTGACCTTGAGCTGAGTCATCAGCTTGGTATTGCGAACGCTGAGTCCGTTGGTCCACAGGTTCTTGGATTCCTCCTGCCTATTGTGAGCTTTGAGGACCTGATGAACGCGTTGCTTGGACATCTTGAGGGTATCACCGATGACTTGGTAGGTGAGACCTTGCTTACGGAGTTCGGTGACCTTCTCGATTGATTCTGTTAGTTTCACTTTTGGTTTACGTTTCTTCTTCGTGGGTGCTGTGACTACCGGAGCGGGAGTTGGGTTGCTCGGTAGCGTTTGTTCGCTTTGTGGCACTGCACGCACAGACCGGTCTGAACTGTGCAGCCGCAGCCCAAGCAAGCGGCTAACTCGTGACATAACTGTTTCCATCGTTGTAGTTCCTCTATCGTTTCTTTGTTTTGGTTTTGGTTTTGCTGTTCTTGCGAATGTACCATACGCATGAAATTGAGATCTTATATTTGGCCGACAATTCACGGAGCGTGTAGGTGTGATGCTCCTTGAGGATGGCGGTCTTGATCTCGTCCGGGATCGCCAGCCACCGCCTCTCGATCCGAGGGCTCGGATCTTTGAACGGCTTGACGACGCCCACCATCCGCTCCATTGCCTCCTTGGTCAATCCGAATCTTGCCAGTGTACTCATTTTTCAGTTGGTTGATTTCACGCTCCAGGTTTCGAGCGAAGTCGGGCCAGAGCGCGAGGCGATCTTTGAGCCAGAACTCGACGTAGGCATCGGTGCGTGGGGTATCGCTCATGGCTGTTCCGTAAGTGACTTGATGTATCGGTTTCTCTCAGCCGGTTTGGCGTCGATCATGTACTGCAAAGCACCGCAAGCGTTCAGGCTGGTCGTGTGTTCCCAGTCGTCCTTCTTGTCGTACAACTCATGCCATCGTTCGTTGGGTACGA